TCATAGCATCAATAGGATCCATTGCTAACATTTTCTCTACAGTCGCTGCCACACCTGAGTCTATTCTTTGTTGTACTTCTTTAGCCGCTGCATCTCTTTCAAAAAATTCTCGATTTATTTTTTTACCTTGTTGTGTACCGCCTACAATAGGTTTACTAGGATCTAATTTTTCTCCTTGTATATTAAACACTTCACCTTTTTTACCAAATAGGGCTTCAGTAATACCTTTACCTTCTGGTGAGTCTGCAGCAACAGCTCTAGGTTTGTTTAATTGGTTTATTATGTTTTCAACTTGATCTACGTTTTTAATTGCATTTGGATCAACACCATTTCGCATTAATCTTTCTGCAGTGATAGCTGTGTTTAAATCTACAAAATCTTTTTTAGGTAAAGTTGTTAAAACACCTTTTGGTTGTTGTTTAAGAAAAGTTTTTATTACCCATTCTTTAATAACTTCTACTCCTGTTTTTCCAAGTTTAATCTTTGACATATGATTTTTTTGTAAATATTTTGTAGCCTTTTTTAACAGCCGCATCATCAAGTGGCTTGTTTTTATAGGTGTCAATTAATTTTTTAAACTGTCGTTTTGCTTCTATCATTTCTTTACCAGGAGCTTTGACCATCATCTTTGGATCTTTGAGCATCTTACTCACAGGATCTTTTTTCACTTTTTGTGTGCCACCTTTTACTTTTTCAAATGCTTTTATAATTTTAGAAACTGTTCCAATTTTAAATTTTTTTCTCATTAGTAATACACTCTTCTAGGTTTCTCTGCCTTTTCGTCTACGTAATCTTCAGGGTGACCGATCAGACCGCCCTGTCTGAATCGCATAATTGCTTGTGTCGTAGAATCCACAAGGTCATCATGATCGCCATATGGAAAGGATGCGCACTCCTCTATGACTTCCTCAGCAAATTTTTGCTCAGGAGCCCATATCATACCAGATTCAAATAAAGGTGCAACAGCATTTACACGGGCGTGCTTGTCATTACCTTTGCTTGGTGTAAAGTTCACAACCGGTATATCCATACGTCTAAGCTCGTATGTAAGTGGTAAACCACTGGCTTTTGCTTCAACAATCACAGATTCTGGCTGCCAATATTTATATTGTTCAAGGGCCAATCTACGTAATTCAGGGAACTCGTATCTACCTTTTATGGCATCGAGTAATATTAAATTAGCACCTGAGTCTTCGTCAGGATAAAATATACCCCATGTCGTTATCGCACTGTAGTCCGCAGTTTCTTTTTTAAGAAAAGCTGTATCATAACTTTGTATGACGTGATGTAGTTCTGGTATATCTTCATGCGTATAGGTTCGCCACCATTCACGTTTTAATATTGCACCTTCTTCTGCTGTAGGGTTTTGCATCCACTGTGCATTCCATTTTGCAACGGGCAGTGTTGCTTTTACTTTTTCTAATTCGTCTTGCTTCCAATACTCAGGCCACACTGGTCCGTGATCCATGAGCGCCGGAAATTCGACCACGTGCCATTGATCAGCTTTTGGTTCACCTTGGTTCTTGACCAACATACCTGTAAGATCTTTTGTACTCCATCTTGTCATGACCAAAACTATTT